CCAGAAGCCGATCGTGATTCGATCCGGTCACGGTATTCGACTTGACCTCGGCAATCATCGGCAGAGCGGCGGGACGTTTGATCATTCCTTTTGGTTCGCCGGCACGCATTGGCAAAACGCGGACCCGTCGTTTGCGATCATTCGGCGGACGCGAGACCGTCGCGACCGGCAAAGCGCGGAGAACCTCGCCGGAGGATACGGCTTGCAGAATCACCAAATCAGCGAGGACGACGTGCTCCGCCTCTGCGAGGCTCGGAGGGATTGTCCGAAGATTATTCACACGTGACCGCCTCCGACGCTCTCCTCACCAAACTGCGCCTGCCGCAGCCCGACCGCTCGCCGATCTACGAGTGGGCGCGCCGGCACATCGTGTTACCGGAATCCTACGCGACGCCGGGGCCGTTCAACGTCAAGATTTCGCCGTGGCTCATTCCGATCTTCGATGCGCTCCAAAATCCGCTGGTCCGCCGCGTGCACTTTCGGAAAGCGGTGCAGATCGGCGGCACCCTCGTCGCTGACATCTGGGTGCCGTGGCTGATTTGCAACGACGCTGGGCCGATTTCTTGGACGATGCAGACCGACGAGATGATCGACCGGCACGCGAAGTCTCGGCTCAACCCGATTTTCGAGAGCTGCAAGCCGGTGGCGGCGATGCTTCCGCGAGTCGGGCCGCACCGGACGACCACGGAAATTTACTTCGGCGGCTTCTTCTTTCTGCTCAACCCGGCCAACCTTTCGAGCCAGCAATCGCAGTCCATCCGCTACAAGATCAACGACGAGATTTGGCTGCCGAAGTGGCAGGAGGTTTACGGCCACGCCGTCGCCCGCGTCTCGCGCTTCGAGGAAGTGGGCAGGTCGAAGATTTACAACACGAGCCAAGCGCCGATCATGGACCTCGAAACCGGCAACGTCGAGGACACGAGCTTCCGCCAGGGCACCCAGCAGGAGTGGAGCACCGAGTGTGCGGCGTGCCACAAAGTTCACCCCATCGCGTTCGCGTTGGACAAGAACGAAGAAACCGGACTGAGGGGCGGCGTGGTCTGGGATGCCGCGGCGAGGCGCGATGACGAGACGTGGGACGTGGCGCGAGCCGTCGAGTCGTGCCGTTTCCGTTGTCCACATTGCGGCCACGAGTCGCCGGACACCGACACGACGCGAAGCGGCTGGAAGCGGGCCGGGCGGTTCGTTCCGCTGAACCCGGCGGCGCCGGCCGAGATTCAGAGCTTCCGTGTCGAGTCGCTCGTCAGCCGGCCGATGCGGCTACTCGTCGAAGTATTCTGCGAGGCCGACAACCACCACGTGCGCCAAGGTGACGACAAAATGAAGATCGAGTTTAAGACCAAGCGCGAGGCGCGGCCGTGGATTGTCGAGAAGAAAGTCGTCAACCTCTTCGTGCAGGCGAGCGACTACACCGTCGCCCAGTTCAGCAACGGCGAGGCAATCGACGGCGAGGTGATTCGCTTCATGGCCGTGGACCGGCAGCAGGACCATTGGTGGGTCGAGATCGGCGCTTTCAGCTCGGCGACCGGACCGACCTACCGGCAGCTCTATTTCGGGCGCGTCGAGACGCGGGACCAACTGCGGCAGTTGCAGCACCGTTACAAGGTGCAGGATTCATGCGTTGCCCAAGATCGCGGCTACCGACCCGCCGACGTTGATCGGGATTGCGCGGACTTCGGCTGGCGCGGGATGCGCGGATACGCTCGAAAGACGTGGACGATGAGGGACGAGGCGACCGACAAGCTCATTAACTTCCCGTTCAGCGAACCGCGAGTGAGCGACTACCGGGGCGGCGACGTGTTCTACTACGACTGGAGCGGCGACTATTTCAAGGACCTGCTCGCGAACGCGCTGGAAGCCAAGGGCGATTTGAAATGGCTCCTGCCGGCCGACGTCAATCCGCTGTATCTGGAGCATCTCAAGGGCGAGTCCAAGGTCGAGATCCGCACCGGCGTTTGGGAATGGCGTGAGGTGAAGAGCAACGCGCCGAATCACGGTCTGGATACCTCGGCGATGCTGCTTTGCATGGCGACGATTGCGAACGTGATTCGCTACGCGCCGCCGAAGGACTGAGTTTGTGGGGAAAAGGCGGCAATGACCCACAAACTCCAGAGTTTCCCTAGGGATAAGCGTTTGAGAATTACTTCCCCTTTTATCACCCAGCAATAAAGGGGGAAACTAAAGAAGGGCCGGTTTGACGTTTCGAGCAGTGGTATGCTCGACAACCCATTTCTCGGACTGGACACCGCGACGCTGACGGCGCTCAAGACCAAGACGATTGACGCAATACAGGCGGTGCTGCTCAACCAGAGCTATTCGTTGAACGGCAAGAGCGTGAGCCGGGCGGACTTGAACGCGCTCAACAACATGCTCGGCAACTTACAGGACGCATTGACCGACGCGGCCGGAACGTCAACGGATACGACCTTCGTCAGCTTCACCGGCAACTAATCACACATGAGCACCGACTTTTTCGACGCGTCAAAACTGGTCGCGCAAAAACCTTGGATTGACCGGGCGCTTGAAAACATCGCGCCGACATGGGCGCTCAAGCGTCTCGAAGCTCGCGTGCAGAAGTCGCTTTTCGAGTATAACGCGGCGCGGACAAACCGGATGTATTCTCCCAAGCAATACACGCAGCCGGCCGAGAGTTCGCAGAATCAGCGGGACCGCGTGGTCATGATGTATGAGGCGCGGGACTTGGTTGACAATTTTCCCGAGGCTCGGGAAATCTCGCGCAAATTCGGACTCTACCTGACGCCGCACGAATACTCACCGACGACCGGCGATCGGGACTACAACCAGATCGTCTCGGACTATTTCCACGCGTGGTGCAAAAACTGCGACGTCACAAACCGGCACAGCTTCAAGAAGCTTGTGCAGCTCGCGGCCGAGGAACGACCGATTGACGGCGACTGCGGTTTCGTCATCCGGCGCAGCGGCGAGGGACTCAAACTCCAACTCGTGCCGGCAACGCGCATCGGCAATCCGAACGAGACGGCCGTCGCCTCAAATAATTACTACCAAGGCATCATTACGAACGACTTCGGCCAGCCGGTGGCGTATCGCATTTTCCGACTCACGCGTGACGGCGTTTACTTCGGCGCCGAGGACATCCCAGCGAATCAGTTCTGCCATTATTTCGATCCAAATCGCAGCGACCAATACCGAGGCGTGTCGGATCTGGCGAGCGGGATTCAGACGGCGCGGATGCTGCACGAAATCTTGCAGGCCGAAAAGGCCGGCGTGCGTTTCTCGTCGCAGCAGGCGGCGCTGATCTTCAACGACCGCGGGACCGCCAACCCGCGCAACCTTTTCCAGCCGAATCCGACGATGGGTTTGCCGAGCGGACAGACACAGAAAAACGAGCTGACCGAGGTCGGCATGATTCGATATTTCCAGAACAGCGACCGCGTCGAGGTCATGCCGTCGAGGCCGTCTCAGGCGTTCACCGGATTCGTGCAGCACTTAATGCACGAGATAAGTCTCTCGGTGGGTATTCCTGAGGGAGTGTTGTTCGGCACAAGCGACTTTCGCGGACCGAGCGTTCGGGCGGAGTTTGCAGCAGCTGACCGCGTGTTCACCCGGCAGCAGGGCGTTTTGGTCGACAAGGTTCTCGACCCGATCAAGGACGCCGTGATTCTCGACGCCATCGCACGCGGCGAGATCGCACCGCCTCCGCTGCTCGCGGGCGAGACGATGGTTCAAGCTCTGCGCCGGGCAACCAAGGGCGAGTGGCGGTTCCCGGCCAAGCTATCAATCGACGTGGGCCGCGAGTCAGCGGCGAACATGAACGAGAATCGGCAGGGCGCGAAGTCGCTGCAAGAGATCGCGGCCGAGGAAGGCACCGACGCTTTCTCGCGGCTCGAACAGATCGCAATTGAAGCCGGATTTGTGAAGGAATTGGCGGTGAAATACGGCGTGCCGGAGACGGCGATTCGCCTCACGACGACCTCACTCCCGAGCACGCCAGCGGCCGCAGCCGCAGCGGGCGACGCCGTCGGTGCAAGCGCAGCAGAAGCGCAGGCGGCCAGCGTTGCAGCGGCACCGGCCGCAATCGAGCCGGTCGAGCAGATCCAGAACGACTCAAACCTCGTCACGATCAACTTCGCCGACGGCTCCTATATTCCGACCGACGCGATGGCGGACAACGCACGGCGCGCACTTGAGATCCGCGAGAAGAAGCCGATGTCACAGCGCGGCATGACGAGCGTCGGCATCGCCCGGGCGCGTGACCTTATGAACAAGCGGCCGA